GCGCTAGTGACCTTACACTTCTGAATAGGCTGGGAATTAAAACCCGTAGACAGAAGTGTTCTCGATTTCTCGAGCAGTAACACTGTAAGAACTTGTGACCTGGGAAAACCTTTCATAGGGAGAGCGATGTACGCATCTCCAAAGATAGGACGAAAACCAGGTCATAGTTTTCTTAAGCGTACAGCTCGAAAGATAATCCTAAAAGAATTAACTTACCTAACGGTCACCGTTAGGATTTTTGTTGTGTATTTATTTACCTCACCAGGCTAGCTGCGATACACGCAAACAACCGCTTATTTAACTGTCCGGTTAGACAGCGGGAGGATTTACCACCCTATATGCCACAGGAGCACCTGTGAAGAAGCCAAGGGTAAAATCCTCAGCAGCAGCCGCATATGCAACCAAGCCCATATACGAAGTAGATGAGACATTGACAAACCAATCAACACCATGGAAAGTCATATCTCCTCCGCTACCAGTATACTCGCCATTCTTGGCGAACTTGAACCTCTCATTAGAATAATAGGGAAGTTCTATTTCAAGGGCAGGGTTTTGCGTGTCAGGTGTCATCGCAGCACCTGCCGACGAACCAGACAAATATGTATGATTCGCAGCAAGTACACTTTGCGAATTAGCATTATTCGGCATTACTACTGATCCATATTGGTAAGCTTTGACTTCAGGTTGACGTTGACATGAAAGGAAATTCCTTACACGTGTGTCAGATCCTACTGCACAATACTTCCACCTTACGCCTCCTGTATAACAAGTAAACGCTGGTGTAAAATAATTTAACAGCGTCATCTTAGTATAATTAAAAGGCTTAGGTCCATCGGCTTCATGGACACCATCAGGATCATAACCACGCATAAGTGGCATATCCGGAAGTCTCCAAGTATGCATCCGTATTCCATCCGTGGCAGGTGCCCACATCGTACTCATGCAATACCTCTTCAACAATTGTCGAATAGATACTACAGGATCACCAAAGAAAATATCATTGGTATGATCTGCAAGAGTTAAGTCAGTGGCCATCATCTCGTCAGGCTCTTGTTGCATGGGAGCATTTTCCTCAGTGGTATTGTCAGCATCCGGTACGTTAATACCTGATTCACCCGCCTGGGGAACATACTCTCCAGCTTGCGGAATATACCACGAAAGATCATGAATATATTCCTCGGTCGGTCCAGCGAATTCAATGTCATCTCCAGCAGAAACAAACACATTAACGGCAATATCATTGTTAGCAGTGGAATTTGGAACTGTAAGTTCATTGACCACATAGACCGAAATAATACCGTTGCCGTATTCACCTGGATCACCTCCAAGCGCGGTTGTTTTGTAGATAGGCGTACCATGTCGAAACATATTACGATGGCGAAGATAAGGGTAATTAGAACCCCATCCAATCTCAACAGTGAAATCTCGCTCTTCAGCCAAATCAATAATTCGAGTATAATTAGTATTGTACTCATTAGTGACTGGATAAGCGGGATCGTACACAATTTTGAGACGTCCTTTGTGAAATGCTGAAGCGACAACCTGAAACCGGAATTTCATAGTGCCTCTCCAATATTCGAATGGTAAGCCCGCAAAACAACATGCAGGCATATGATATTCTGCCGAAAGAGATTCATTCCATATAATAGGACTAACTTCCGAATTCCAGAGTAAAGATTCTGTAGTTTCGGAAACAGCCCATGGAAATTCAGTAAGATAACTTTCACGAGTTGCTATACTCGTAAGAGTCATCTCATCTGTACCATCGAGACCCATAGTGCGGGTGTCGACAGTAACCTCTTGTTTTGCGTCATAAGTTAATTTTGTGACCGAATCGCCAACATTTGTATTAGCTAAATTGCCAAAATATGTTGGTTTATACGGTGCAATATCAGTTACAACAGCAGGACGAGAATATCCAAAAGCGGTTGCAATATTTGCTATAGCAGAAGCCCCAATCTCTGTGGCTCGTGCGTAAGCGCCTATTACTGGTGCATTTTTCAAAGCTCCTGCAGCTCTAGCTATGATAGAAGCCGGTTTTGAAATAACACCGGACCCATATTCATCAGCTTGAGGAACATACTCTCCAGCTTGTGGTGAGATAGCTCCAGGCTCAGTAGCAGTGGGAATAGCCAAAGAAACATCTGTGGCCCATACGAAAACAGAAACTGTAACAGAATCTGTAGCACCATTCGCATGTTTAAGATTTTGCATACCATGAATGATAATATCACCCATGTCACGCCACTCTTGATTAGGGATGTCAAGAGCGTTATACTTCCAAACAAAAGGGAGTGACATCTCTCCACCCTGACTATTAGTAGGGTCAAGATATATATGCGGCCGTTGTGAAGCGGCTACTACATCTGCCTGGAAAAATGCACGATCTTTAGTAAAATTATCGGCATTTGCAAGGGGGGTGTACGAACAAATCGCACGTCCATAGTGGAAGCCATTACCATTAATAACAAATTTCACGTGCAATTTACATCGCAATAAGTGATAATTCGAGATACGGTTAATAACTCGACTATTTTCAAAATAATCTTGCCAAGGATTGAAGGTCTCAAATAAATTTGTACCTGTTCCCCAGCTATAAGACTGAGTTTTGATAGGACGGCTAAAGAAATTCTGAAGCGAATCATCCGTAGAGTCTGCCACCGCGAAGGTGGCATCGGGAGAAGATGGGACCTCATAGGAAAAACCTGGGTCCATATCTGAAAATTTTAGAATTTCGTGCTGCGTCTCCGAGTCAGCACGATTAACTTTTACATTAAAGTGACTAGTAATACATCAATACAAAACATAAAGAGAGTATCAACTCTATATGCAAGGAACGGTGATTTTTGCGCTAGCCAACACACCCTCTAAATAGAGGTTTAGTTCGAGGACTGGCTAATATATACAAAGCCTCACTACAATTGCTCATTCACGGTTCACGACGAAACATGTAACGGGTATCCAATTATATATAGCTACTTTAATTTTACATGCAGGAAGCTCCGCATGGAGGGATGCCGGTAAGTCGGCCCAACCTAAAATACAGGATCACTGGGAGAATATTCATCCATCAATGTAGAAAATTCCTCATCCTCAACAAGAGGAGCAGGACTATCAGATAGATATCTTTCCTTCCAGTGTTCAACTTGATAATCAAAAGACTTGTCAAGTTGGGTGCAAATATGGTCAATCTTGGACATAACTGCGACTTCATTCATCTGAGATCGTCGCAATTCATAGACATCTCGTCCATGATTAAACCATTCCCGTAAAGCACCATCAATATTGTCTGCCGCCAGTTTTTCGCGAGTATTCGCTTTTGATTTAAGGTTAGAGTGCAAACTCTTGAAAATAGAATTCTCATCGAGTGCACCCATAACATATCCCGTTTCAGCACAAAATACATTCTTTCGCTTAAGAAAGTCAGCATCTTTATCGTGCATGAAAGGAGTAGGTTCAGATTCCTTATCTGGCATAGTGAACTTCATGTCATGTTCTCCAAAGAATTTGGCCACATATAGATGATTAAAATCATCATGGCCTTTCTTCACAGAACCTTTAACATCATCACCATACGTCATCAATTTACAAATATCGCGGAATGGAACATTAGTTTTAAGCGATTTCAGATTAAAATAAGCACAACGGAATAGCAGTGAATTAACAACTGAATTAATATAAACCGTTAGGTTCTGTCCCGAAGGATTAGAACCAATGTGCTGAATAAGATCTCCATTATACGCCATCACAGGATAACAGATGTCTGTAGCGATTCCTCGCATAATTAGAACATCTTCATCACTGTAACCGCATTGTTTAGCGATCTCAATCAAAATCCGAAAAGCTGAAAACATAACTTGGGCAGGCATGCGCAGATCATATTTACTATAGTCTCCGGCCAAAATTCTGTCTTTTCCAAAATGGCACATGTGATCCCCGAGCTCGGACCAATCCGGGCCCATGCAATTCACACCAACTGCACATTCAGAAAGTGCAGGGAATAGAGACAAAATTCTAGCAATGGGAAGATAATACATTCGAGTCAGCATCTGCAACACAATAGGTGCAGCTTGAAAGACACGAACTTTATCTTTATCCAACTTCGTGGGCTCGTCCTTCAAGCAAGCCTTAAAAGTGGGATAATAACGTTCTCCAGCTTTGTAAGCTGAAATGGCAACGTCAAATTCATCCCAAAAGATACTATCAAGTTCGGCAGGACAATTGAAACCCTCAAAAGCATCGGGATCCAAATAAGTAAGATAATTCTTCTTAGGACCCGAAAGAGGGAATCCAACTGATGTGTTGGGTGGCATCTTATCGACAAACTTTTTCCCATCAATTCCACAAACAGTCTCCATGCGAGTTAAAGGTTTTGTACCTACTCGCAATGAAGTATATTCATTAAGAAGTGATTGGAAAGGAGCCAAGTAATCTTCGACCGAACAGGCCAAAAGATCACCCTCCAATCCATGTGAGGGAAAACAGGAATGCGTCAAAGAGGCTTCCCAAGGATCAACCTTACGAAACTTAGGGGCGCCCCATTGATTAGGGACTCCACAAACCGCCTTCACATTTTTGGAAATACAAGACGTAACTACATCTGAAAAATAAGTAGCACGACCGATACAAGATCCAAAAATCTTAATGTTTGGGAGTTTTCCATCTTCAACGGGCAATCGTCGCAAAGGACTCTTCTCATGAATAGAAGGTCCCTCAAAGAATTGAATTCCATACTTCTCAGTTTCAAGGGTACCACAACTGGCACCCAAAAGAACTCCTGGTAAATCTTCAAGCTTCTGTACTGCATCATCGATCTGAGATCGAAGAATAGTACCAGCACAAGCTTTAGATGTATCAGTAATTCCTCCAAGATGAAAACCGAGAAAGAAAGGCGACTTAGTCTCAGCGACAAGGGGGGACATACAAAATCCAACGCGTGTATTAAAACGCAATGTATATTGTCCTCCAATGAAGTTCATAAAACCATTTGTCACCTTCTTAGGGTAAAACAATGTTGGCGAACGACGAATATTGCCAATATGATCTTTCCACAAAAATTCTGCTGGAGTATTCGCAGTAGGGTATTCCATAGGGAAGAAATCACGAAGATCCTTCCAGGAACCACCATTAGGAATCCAGACTAAACTGGCATCCATATATGGAATATCAACAGAATGCTTACGAGATACATAGGAATGGAAATTCCCACCAACTAGGTCAGGAGCATGTCGTGTGAATTTACACAACATATTCTCCTTTTTCCAAGCATGACGAGGAATTAGAGCAATATTAGAACACACAAAAAATGCGTCAGTTCCATAGCTCTTTCCATCTACCTCATAAGACATAAATGTGGTGTTAGCCTCTGCAACATGTTTCAAATCAGAAAACGTAGTAGTTTTGCTCCGAAGGGAAACAGGAACAGGGGTAACATGCAAGTTTGCCCAATTTTGTTCTTCTGCAATAGTTGCTGTCAGGTCTTGTGCATCCCGTTCATCGATTTCCATCGAAGTGGGATGCATCATACCTTGGGTTGAGAAAATTTGTCGTTTCCTCTGCACTTTCTTAACAAGTAAATATAAGCCTGTAAGAATAGTGCACCCTGATAGCAGATAAGCAATCTTACGCTTCTTTTCCATAGGAATAATCCTGTCTTGTGTACGTGTATTAACAATAGACTCCATAAGGAGTTCAGTCTCGGTACGCCATGTATATATGCATGAAGCACAACATAGTAATCCAAAACTGCAAATAACAGTAAACGTAAAAGGACAAACCATAGAAAAGAAGAAAAGAAGAAGCACTGGGAACATCAAGTGAGCGAACATCACATAAGCTGGTAATCTAAAGTAGAACCAAGCCAAAATAAACCGAATGTATT